ACCCCATCTGGGTATATGGTTTCTGCTACACCAATGACTCCATCAACAATAGGAACTTCTGTATCTGCAAGAAGTGTTAACCCAGTGCTTACAGCACCTATAGATACTATTTTATACAATGATGATTCATTGCCAATAGAAATAATGACAGATCTTATTTTTGAAAATATTGGTGGTCAAGAATTAATTAATATTGCTAGAAATGATACCGTAAATGGGCAAACAATCATTTATCAGCCTATTAAGAATTTAACTACTATACAACAGCAATACAACCCTAATAATATAGTTAGTCTTCAGGCAACATCAGATAAATATTTTCAAAACTTTTCTATTAAGTTTGATGAAAAGGTTCCAGATGAAGGAACTGGCCCAGGTGGTGCACATGTATATATTGATCCAATAACAGGAGAACTAGTTGTTGAGGCAATAAACTTAAATTCAGATGAGCAGGTAGAGGTAGAGATTACCATAAGTGGTACAATATATGAGGCGGTAATTTAAATGATAACTGATAACGGAAAATCAATAATTGGGAAGTATTTGCTTGGACAGGCTCCAGCATACGCTTCATACATTGCCATTGGCTGCGGTGCTCAACCATTAGCAACTGGTGATCCATATGGAGACTACTCTGACAAAGAAAACCTTGACTTTGAAATGTTTAGAGTTCCAATTTCTTCAAGAGGTTTTGTAAATGATGGGGGAACAGAAAAGATAGTTCTTACTGCAGAATTACCAACAGAAGAAAGATATGAGATAACTGAAATTGGATTATACTCAGCAGGATCTAACCCATCTGCTGGAGCATATGACAGTAAAACAGTTTTTGCTTTTACTCAAGGAGAAAACTGGCAATATCACACTAATGTTGCAGCAACTTCTATTCCAACAATAACAGAGCCTTTAGATGATCCATTAGATGATAATATTATTGCAACAGTAGATCCAGTATTTCAGACAAATGCTGACAACTCTATCTTTTATAAAACTCCACGTCCAGAAAGATATGAACGTGCAAGATTTTTAAATAATATTATTTTAATTCAAGGTGATGACTCAGACCTAACAATTGATGCAAGCACTGGATCACCTGCTGGCCATTTTGTTATTGAGGCTGGATCAAACCATATACACCTAACTGGAGCAGATGTTAATTTTAGTAAAAACTCTCCAATAGATGAGTTGCGTCTTGCTTTTTCTATTATTAGCAAAGACGGAGATTCTTTTGCAGTTCCAGATACAGTTAGAATTTTGGTAGATTTTGCAACAACGGATGCAGAAACACCAGAAGAGTTTGCTAGATTTGAAATTGAGTTAGATAATGGAAACGGTAGCGGAGCAACGTATGATTTTGCAGCAAACAGATACTATGTTGCCACATCACAACTACAAGAACTTTACCAAACACAAGGGTTTACATGGAATGCAGTTACCGTAGTAAAGATTTATGCTTGTGCACTTGTTTCAAATGTTCCTTCTGATGATTACTACATTGCACTTGATGCACTTAGACTAGAGAATATTGCAACAACTAATCCATTATACGGTCTAACTGGTTATTCTGTTGTAAAAAATATAGATGCAGAAACAATTATTAAATCACCAAATACTAGTAATTATATTGAATTTAGATTTTCAGTAGGTGTTACATAATGGCTAATGAAACAATTAAAAAATTTAAATTACCTGCTTCAGACTTGCCTGCCATTAATAGCGAAACAGAAGGATATTCTCTGAGATATAGAATTATTTCAAATGATAGAAACAGGGTATCTCATTGGTCTCCAATTTATTTAATTGATCCAAACTATACATTTGTTCCAGGAACAGTAAATTTTAATAAGGCTGGAACAATTGCCTCTATTGTTTGGGACTCAGTAACAATAAATAAAGTTGATGTAGCAAATACTTATTTTATTAAAAAAGAATCTCAATATGATTTTTGGGTCAGATGGGATCAAGGAGGCAGTAATGGAGACTGGCTATATAAAGAAAGACTGTCTACAACCTCTTTATCTTTGCCAATTCCAACAACCTATACTGTTAATGGAGTTGTACAAGCAAGCCCACCGAATAGAATGAGCATTGAAATTTATCTTCCAGGGTACCCTATTGAAAGAGCAGACGGTGCTGCTGGAACACCATTTTTAAAAGTATATAGATTGCTCAATCAGACTGTTTAATGATATAATGGAGAGATAATGGCTAAAGTACCGCTACCAGAACGAGGACAACCTCTAGATTTAACATATATTTATCAATTAGTTGATACTGTTAATGATTTGTCTACACAGGTTTCATCTGCAACATACAACTACACTTCAGTTGATACAGGATCTACTACAAAAGAAAACATAAAAACATCAGAAGCAAGATTTATTGGTGGATATATAGAAGTTGCAAATAACTCAACAGTAAGTGCTGGAAATGAAAAAACATTTGAATACGTTTTTCCCTCAGACTTTAAGTATCTTCCAATTGCATCAGCAACAGCAGTAAATATTGGAAGTACACCAGCAGGACAAAACGTTAATGTTATTTTAACAAGGGTTACTACTTCAAGAGTAGAAGGCGTTGTAAGATTTGGTGCATCTGGAGATCTTTCTTTAGCAGTCCACCTTATCATTATTGGTATACCAAACTAAAGGGGACTGGGTAATGCATTGCGGTAAATGCAATGGCAGAATGTTTGTTGATAGACAATATTCTAGCCAGATACATATTGAAACTTATTGCGTCTGTTGTGGTTCAAGAAAATTTTTTCATCCACCGTCAGATAGCAAGGAGGGTAGATGGATTTTAAACCAAGAAAACTTGAGAGCAAAGACTACAATAGTCAACCTATAATTAATGGAAACAAAAAGATTTGGTTTCTAAATGGTGACTTGGTTAGATTGCATCATAGTTCAAGATCTACTGGAATGGTCTCTGTTTATAATATTACAAAAGACAGAATAGAAACTTGTTTTCGTGCTGACTTTAGAAAAAATAGACAAAAGGCTTATACTGTAACAGAAACAGCCAAACTTGTCAATAGGCATCGCAAGTATTTTCCATTATTAATTAAACGAGGAGTCATTCCTCCACCAATGGGTTCACAATTAAACGGGGTACGTCATTGGCAAGTAAGAGCATATTACTCTGAATCGCAAGTAAAAGAGATACGTGATATACTTGCAAGTATACATATTGGAAGACCAAGAAAAGATAATTTAATAACAAACAACATGACACCTACAAGTCAAGAGTTGACACGTAGGACAGGCGATGGTATACTGGTTTATACAAGAACTGAAGATGGCAGATTTATTCCAGTTTGGAATGAGAGCATTAACTAATGGGGGAAATCATGGAAGAAATTACAGAAAACGTTATTGAAAGACAAAACACAAAGGTATCTGCAACACTTGGATACACACTTAACTTGGGTAATTTTCAGTCGCTAAGAGTTGATCTTGGCGTTGTAGATTACACTCGTGAAGGAGAAACAACAAATGAAGCAATGGATCGCATCTATGCATTTGTTGAAAACAAAGTAATTGAAAAAGTCAACGAAGCAAAAGCCGAAATCGTAGCAGAGTAGAGTGGCTGAACGCAAAGACCGAATGGCTTTGCTCAGTCGCTACAACAAACTTTACTTGCAGAGATATGAGCAAAAGTCTAACATCAACTTAAACGTTGAGCAGTGGGCATCAGATGCCCTTGTTGAATCATATGGACTTCCTGCTTGCTATGACTTATTAGATTATTATTTTAGCGTAGCACAAGATCCAACTTGGAATTTCTTTTCTTATAATGCAGAAAAAATTCTTAATGGTAAACTTGATAAAGAACAAGACGACGCAGAACGAAAACAACGTAGGGCTAAAGCAAGGGAGTGGTTAAGTGAATAACACAGAGGCAAAACTAATCACTGCTGTTTTAACTGACAAGCAAGTTCACGTACTACTACAGGCTAATGTTGATAATATTTTAAGAACACATAACGATGTGTGGAACTTTATCAGGAACTATTCTGAAACAAATGGAACAGTTCCTCCAGTCTCACTTGTGGTAGAAAAGTTTAGAGACTTTGCGCCAGCCGAAGGTATTGGTGCAACAAAGCATCACCTAGATGAACTGCAAGTAGAATATTTAAATGATAGCCTGAAGGATATTATTCGTAACGCTGCATCTGAAATCCAGCAGGGTGAAGGACCAAAAGCACTAGAAGAACTTATTACTAAAACCTCAGAGTTAAAAAAGAATACATCTACTATCCGTGATATTGATGCTACAGATATAGATTCTGCTATTGCATATTTTGAAAATGTTAAGCAGCAACAAGCACTTGGTCACACTGGAATCAAGACTGGTCTTCCAGGATTTGATAACTACTTACCTTCTGGAATTATGCCAGGGCAGTTAGGTGTGTTTCTTGCTTATCCAGGAATTGGTAAGTCATGGCTGGCCTTGTACTTTGCTGTGCAGGCTTGGAAACAAGGCAAGACTCCTTTAATTATTAGTCTTGAAATGTCTGAAACAGAAGTTAGAAACCGTGCATTTACTATTATGGGTGAAGGACTTTGGTCACATAGAAAACTTTCTAATGGAGAAGTAGAACTTGATATGCTTAAGAAATGGCATGAAAACAAACTTCAGGGTAGACCACACTTTCATATTATTTCAAATGATCAAGGCGGAGAAGTAACACCTTCAGTTATTCGTGGAAAGATTGATCAGTACAAGCCAGACTTTGTTATCGTTGACTATTTGCAACTCATGAGTCCAAACCAAAAGTCAGACAACGAAACGGTACGAATGAAGAACCTTTCTCGTGAACTAAAACTTATGGCTATTAGTGAAGAAGTACCTATCATGGCTATTTCATCTGCAACTCCAGATGATGCAAAAGACTTGAGCAGTGTTCCCACCCTTGGTCAAACATCTTGGTCTAGACAGATTGCTTATGATGCTGACTGGGTATTAGCACTTGGTCGTGCAACCAATAGTGATATTATTGAATGTGCTTTTAGAAAAAATCGTAATGGTTATATGGGAGACTTTTTAGTACAGTGTGATTTTGATAAAGGTTATTACAAATATAAGGATTTTGAAGACAAGAATGGCTAAAGAATTATATACAACACAGCAGATACACAGAGTCCTGTCGGGTGCAGGAATTGACATTGAGGCTGAGTATGGAACTGATTATATAATTTTTTGTCCATATCATAATAACAATAGAACTCCAGCAGGAGAAGTTTCTAAAGAATCTGGATTGTTTTTTTGTTTTGGTTGTCAAACAACTAGAAGTCTTATTGAATTAATTATGCACATGACAGGAAGAACATATTTTGAAACTGTTAGATTTATAAAAAGCAAAGAAACAGAAACAGATATTGAAGCAGTTATTAATAAAGCCTTACATCAGATGCCAGACTTTGTTCAGTATGACGAACTATTAATTAAAAGATTAAATAAGCAAGCACTTGAATCACCAAGGGCAATGAGTTATTTTGAAGGCAGAAGACTAACAAAAGAGTCTGTGGTAAAATTTGATTTAGGGTTTTCAGAAAAACAAGACTCTGTGGTAATTCCAATGCAGTCTCCAGATGGGGTGTCAATTGGTTTTGTTGCAAGAACTATCGAAGGCAAAGAGTTTAAAAATACTCCAGGTCTTCCTAAGAGCAAGATTCTTTTTAATCTTCACAGAGTAAAAGCATCTAAGACTGTTTACGTTGTTGAGTCTTCTTTTGATGCTATTAGATTAGATCAAGTAGGTTTCCCTGCGGTTGCTACCCTAGGGGCAAATGTTTCGTCAAGCCAGATCGAACTTTTGAAGCGGTACTTTACAGGTGTCGTATTAGTAGCAGACAATGATGAGGCTGGAATAATTATGGCTGAGAAACTTACTGAAAAAATGGGTAACTTAGTTACAGTTATAACACCTGACAAAGGATACAAAGACATAGGTGATATGACAGATGATGAAATTAAAACTCTTGAGTTTCAGTTTGACAATGCCATTCACTCTATGCTAAAATAATAAAACACTTATATAAGGAGAAAACAAATATGACTATTGTAAAGGGATTAAAAAATATCAACGCCCTAGTCGACAAGCCAAAATACGAAGGTACAGGAACAAAGGTCCGCTGGGTTAAACTAGCAGATGGACAAGCAGCAAAGATTAGATTTGTTAATGAGTTAGATCAAGACTCAGCAAATTACAATGAAGACCGTGGATTAGCAGTAGTATGTTCAGAGCATACAAATCCAAAAGACTATAAGCGCAAAGCAGCATGTACTCAGGAGTCTGAGGGACGTTGCTTTGGCTGTGAGATGGCACGTAAAGAGCCTAAGTCTGGCTGGAGAGCACGTCTACGTTTCTACACAAATGTTTTAGTAGATGATGGAACAGAAGATGCATATATCGCTGTTTGGTCACAAGGTATTAGTAAGCAATCTGCTTTTAATACAATTCGTGAGTATGCCCTTGAAACAGGTAGCATCTCAAACTTACAATGGAAGTTAAAGCGCAATGGTCAGGGAACTGAAACCAACTATACGCTTATTCCAAGCATTCCAGATTCTGAACCATTCAAGTGGGATGGCTATGAATTCTTCAACCTAGAAAAGGTTGTTCGTGAAGTTCCTTATCCAGAGCAAGAAGCATTCTACTTTGGGTTCGATACTCCATCTGCTACCAGCACAAATATTGACTGGTAATAGATGAATTACGTAGGTTTGCATGTCCATACACACTACTCCTTAATGGATGGTGTTGCTACTCCAGAAGAATACGTTAACCGAGCAGTTGAACTTGGTATGCCAGCATTGGCTATCACAGATCATGGTTCTTTATCTGGGCATAGGGAACTGCACCGTATTGCAAAAGCAAAGGGCATCAAACCAATTCTTGGCGTAGAAGGCTATATGACAAGTAATATGAATGATAAGAGAGCAAAGGCAGAACGTACTGATCCTCTTGATTTAAATTATCATCATATAGTTCTTCTCGCTAAGAATCAAGAAGGTCTAGAAAACCTGAATAAGATTAATGAAATTGCTTGGACTGAAGGTTTCTTCAGCAAACCAAGATTTGATTTTGATGTATTAAAGAAATACAAAGAAGGGCTAGTTGTTACTTCTGGATGTCTTAGTGGATGGATCGCAAAGGCAGTTGAACTAGGAGAACTTGCAACAGCCAAACGACATATGCAATGGTTTAAAGATGAGTTTGGCGATGACTATTACATTGAGGTTATGCCACATAATTCTGCAGAAATTAACAAAGGGATTATTGAACTTGCTGATGCAATGAAGATTAAAATTGTTGTAACGCCAGACTGTCACCATTCTGATTCAAGTCAAAAAGAAATTCAAGAGTTAATGTTAATTCTTAATACTCATTCTAAATTACAAAAAGATGCAACTTATGAAAAGTCTAAGAAAAAAGAAACATTTATGGATAGACTTGATTACTTATATGGGGCAGATAGAATGATGAGTTTTAATAAGTTTGATATTCATTTGCTTTCATATGAAGAGATGAAGGCTGCCATGCTAAAGCAGGGTATTGATCGTGAAGACATGTTTACATCTACAATAGAGATTGCTAACAAGGTAGAAGACTATGATATTAAAGAAGGACTAAATCTACTACCAGTGCAATATCCAAAGCCAGGTTTAGAATTAAAGAAACTTGCTATGGAAGGACTTAAAGAACGTGGTCTTGAAGGCAAGCAAGAATACCTTGATAGACTTGATGAAGAGTTAACAATCATTAATGATAAAAACTTTGCTCCATATTTCTTGGTAGTTCGTAACATGCTTAATTGGGCAAAGAAGGAAGACATCATGGTTGGTCCAGGCCGTGGATCATCTGCTGGCTCATTGCTTTGTTACACACTTGGAATTACAGATATTGATCCACTAAAGCATGGATTATTATTCTTCCGTTTTATCAATCCAGAACGTAATGACTTTCCTGATATTGATACAGATATTCAAGATTCAAGACGAGATGAAGTAAAAGACTATCTAGTTAGACAATATAGACATGTCGCTTCTATTGCTACATTCTTACAATTCAAAGATAAAGGTGTTGTAAGAGATGTTTCCCGTGCACTTAATATTCCTTTGCCAGATGTAAACAAAGTTCTTAAAACTGTAGACACATGGGACGATTATTGTGGCTCAAGAAATGCTGCTTGGTTTAGAGAAAAGTATCCAGAAGTAGAACTGTATGGAGATCAACTACGTGGCCGTATTAGAGGCACTGGTATTCATGCTGCTGGAGTTGTTACTAGCAAAGATCCAATCTTTAAATATGCACCATTAGAAACACGATCAGTTACTGGTAGTGATGATCGCATTCCAGTTGTTGCTGTAGATATGGAAGAAGCAGAAAGAATTGGTCTAATTAAGATTGATGCACTTGGCCTTAAGACTCTTAGTGTTCTTAAGGATACCCTAGACATGATTCAAGAAAGAGATAAGAAAAAGATTAATCTATTAGAGATTGATATGGATGATAAAAATGTTTATCAAATGCTTTCTGATGGATATACAAAGGGTGTGTTCCAGTGTGAAGCAGCCCCATACACAAATCTTCTAATTAAGATGGGTGTTAAAAATCTTTCAGAGTTGGCTGCATCCAATGCTTTGGTACGACCAGGCGCTATGAATACTATTGGTAAAGACTATATTGCACGTAAACATGGTCGTCAAAACATTGATTATACTCATACTATTCTAAAACAATTTACGGAGGATACTTATGGCTGCATTCTTTACCAGGAACAAGTTATGCAAACATGCGTACAACTTGGCGGTATGTCCATGTCGGAAGCAGATAAAGTTAGAAAGATCATTGGAAAGAAAAAGGATGCTAAAGAGTTTGATGAGTTCAAAGACAGGTTTATCAAAGGTGCTTCTGCCTATATTGCTCCCAATCAGGCTCTTGATTTATGGCATGACTTTGAGGCACATGCGGGATACTCGTTCAACAAGTCTCATGCGGTTGCTTACTCTACGCTCTCGTATTGGACGGCGTGGCTAAAGTATCATTATCCATTAGAGTTTATGTTTGCTCTACTAAAGAATGAAAAAGATAAAGACACAAGAACGGAATACTTAATTGAAGCAAAAAGAATGGGCATCACAGTTAAACTACCTCATATTAATGATTCAGATAAAGATTTTAAAATTGAGGGTAAGGGTATCAGATTCGGACTATCAGCGATTAAGTTTATCTCTGATACGATTGCAGAGAGATATATTCAGGCTAGACCTTTTAAAACGTTCAAAGAAGTAGAAGATTTTACTTTTACAAAGGGCAATGGAGTAAACAGTCGCGCTCTAAATTCTATGAGAGCGGTAGGGGCATTAACTTTCCCTGATCATCCTGCTAATCCAGATGAAGTAAAAGAAAACCTTTATGAATATTTAAATCTTCCTGAGTTTAATACTTCTATTCCACAACACTATTATGCATATTTAAATGATGTAGAAGAGTATGAGGAAAAAGGAGCCTTCATTTTAATGGGTATGGTAAAATCAATTAAGAGAAGTAAGGGTTGGTCTAGGGTAGAGTTGTTAGATAAAACAGGATCTGTTGGCATTTTTGATGATGAGAATACTGTCATTGAGGCTGGACGTACATATATTCTTTTGGTAAGCGATAACAGAATTATGTCATCCGTACCAGTAGATGAGGTAAAAGAATCTAAGGATGCTTTAGTTAAATTCTTAAACTATAAAATGTTGCCATTTAAAGAAGGAGAACACTTTGTGGTCTCATTTAAGCCAAGAATGACAAAGGCTGGAAAGAAAATGGCATCACTTACATTAGCAGATGCTGGTAGAGAACTACACTCTATTACTGTCTTTCCAACCGCATTTGCAAAAGCATACATGAGTATTGAAGCAGGAAATGTTTATAATTTTAAATTTGGTAAAACAAAAGATGGAACAGTTATTATGGAGGATGTGTCAAATGTTTGATGAGTTAGCAAGAACAATACATAAAAATGCAACAGAAAAAGGTTTTTGGGATAGACCAGCAGATGAGATATTTGTTACAAAACAAATGATGATGATCGTATCTGAAGTTGTTGAAGCAATGGAAGCACTTAGAAAAGACATGGACCCAGATCAGTTGTCCGATGAGTTTGCAGATATTATTATTCGTACATTAGATTTGTATGCAGGCATGGTAAAAGCAGGGTATATGACTAAATCATTAAACATGGCAGTTAAAGAAAAGATGGCAAAGAATTCTAGTAGACCAAAGAAGCATGGGGTAAGATTCTAATGGTAGTAACAATAGAGGATGTACTGGCACAACTAAATCCAAAATTACGCAAGACAGTAATGGCTGGAGACACAATTCCAGCAACACAATACGCTGCAACGCCAAGTTTTGGCCTTAATAAGGCTTTAAATGGCGGTCTTCCTTATGGTCGTCAAGTTCTTATCTGGGGCTCAAAGTCATCTGCAAAGTCATCTCTATGCCTTCAGATGATTGGTCTTGCACAGAAAGAAGGAAAGATCTGTGCCTGGATTGATGCAGAGATGTCTTATGATAAGAAGTGGGCAGAAGGTCTCGGGGTAGATACATCAAAACTAATTGTTTCACAATGCAGAACAATTAACGAGATGGTTGATATTGGAACTAGTCTTATGAATGCTGGTGTAGACATGGTTGTTGTTGATAGTATTACTTCACTTCTACCAGCAATTTACTTTGAAAAGGATTCAGATGAACTTAAGCAACTTGAAAATACAAAACAAATTGGCGCAGAGTCTCGTGACTTTAGCAACGCATGGAAGATGATTAATTATGCAAATAATAAAGTTAAGCCTACACTGTTTGTACTTATTAGCCAAAGTCGTAATAATATTAGCGCTATGTATACTAGCCAGCAGCCTACTGGTGGTCAGGCTACTAAGTTTTATTCCTCTACGGTTATTAAACTATTTTCTTCAGAGTCAGATAATCAGGCAATTAAGGGAAAGATTAAAGTTGGCGATAAGTTGATTGAAGAAAAGATTGGTCGTAAGGTTCGATGGGAACTACAATTCTCTAAGACTTCTCCTGGTTTCCAAAACGGAGAGTATGATTTTTATTTTAGAGGAGACAATGTTGGTATTGATGGCATTGGCGATCTTGTTGATACAGCAGAACTAGCAGGTCTTATAACAAGAACTGGTGCATGGTATCAACTTGAAGATGGTACTAAGGTTCAAGGTAGAGAAGGATTTATCAATAGAGTTAGAGAAGATCTTGACTTACAAGATTCATTAAAGAGTAAACTGCTAAATGGCTGAAGAAAAGTTCTTTAACTTTCCAGGACAATTTATTTGTCAAAAGTGTAAGAAGGATGTTACTGCAGGAAGATTTTGGTATGAGACTGGAGATGTTACTTGGATGTGTGTTAGCAAACACATATCTAAAGTAGGATTAATAGCCAAGAAAAAAAAGAAGCAGGATTTTTAAGATGAGTGAAAGAGGCGAAAGCAAAAGGCTTGGTGCTAAGCAGCATAAAAACTCTGGCAGAAATACTCATAAAGGTGATGCAACTTGGAGAAACTTTACGGTAGATTTTAAAGAGTATCCAAAAGGAATTACAGTAAATAAAGATATTTGGGCAAAAGCAGTAACAGATGCAATAAGAAATGGCAATGATCCTGCATTATTTTTAATACTTGGTGATGGTAATTCCAAAGTAAGACTTGCAGTAATTGAGGTTGAAATGCTAGAGCAATTAACAGAAGGGTATGAAAATGACACAGCAAAATGAATCAGGACAGACAACAATTGATATGGTAAATGGCTTAGCAGAAATTGCAGACTATATGCAGGATGAAGAGTTGACCGTTGCCTTGACTATGATTGCTAAGTTAATTATTAAGCCAGATATTCCGCCACATGTGGCAAGCCTAGAGATTGTACGGCTACAGGCAATAGCAGCAAAAATGTCATTTAAGGCTACTTGGTTAACGAATGTAGATAAAAGCGACAGAGCAAAGAAGAACATTTACTACACAGCAGCAGAAGCAATTAACGATTTGGTCTCAGCGCTTAAATACATAATGCGTTAACCTGATATACTTATATAAACAAAGGAATGTAATGACAAAAAATTTACTAAAAGAGATTATGCTTAAGCCTACAACGGAGACCGACACTTTTGAGACAGAAAAGTTTGTTGAGACTATTCAAAATGGGTACCTAGCAGATCGTGGTACAAAGTTTCAAACAAAGAAAACATTTGGTCCATCTACAATTGCATATGGTCATGGAGAGTGTCCACGATATTGGTATCTAGCATTTTCTGGAGCCAACTTTGAAGACAACAATACTCCATATGATGTAGCAAATATGACTAATGGAATTATTTCACATGAGCGTATTCTTGGAAAAGCCTTTGCAGGTTCTGGAATTCTTATCGATACAGAGTTTGACTTGCGTGAATCAGATCCTCCTATTTATGGCAAGGTAGATGGTTTAGTAAAATGGCAAGACGAAGAAGTAGTTGTTGAAGTAAAAACAACAAATGAAACAGTGTTTGAATATAGAAAAAGAACTAATAAGCCAAAGACTGGTCACGTAATCCAGTTACTTATTTATATGAAGGTTCTTAAGAAGGCTAAGGGTGTTTTAGTTTATGAAAATAAAAACAATCACGAACTTCTTGCTATACCAGTTGAGATTAATGAAAACTATATTAACTGGATAGATCAAGCATTTGAATGGATGAGAGTTGTTCGTAAGGCATGGGAAGACAAAGAACTTCCTATGAAAAATTATAGAGCAAACTCAAAGATTTGCAAAAACTGCCCACTGAAGTCAGACTGCGATAAAGCAGAGGCGGGAGTTATTAAAATTGCATCTCTGGAGGAATTGAGTGAAACGATGTGATAGGTTTGAATGTGAAAACCACTTCAAACCAAAAGTAAGTTATCAGATCTATTGCAGCCAAGAGTGTAGAGATCTTGCTACAAAAGATAAGATTGCTGAAAGATATCAAGTCACAAAAAGACAAAAAAGATTGGGCAAATTAAGAAGATGTCTTGGTGGGTGCGGTGTTCAACTCTCCATCTACAACGACTCTGGATTTTGTTCCAACTGCAATGTTAGTGAAAAAGCAGTAGCAAAAATGTTAAAAGAAGTAAAGGGGTTTTTTGATTATGAACAAGACTAAACCAGAAAGAATTTGTGCAATAGACGCTAGTACCAATAGTCTTGCTTTTGCTATCTATATTTCTGGAAAACTTGATAGTGTCGGAAAAATTAACTTTGAAGGTAGAGATATTTATGAAAAGGTTGGAGATGCTGCAATTAAAACAAGAGCATTCTTTGATTATTTTATTAATGTTGATGCAATTGTTATTGAGCATACTGTGTTTATGAATAGTCCAAAGACTGCTGCCGATCTAGCACTAGTTCAAGGAGCACTGCTTGGTGCTGCTGCAATGTGCGGTATTAGGACGGTAGGAAAGGTATCACCAATAACATGGCAAAACTACCTAGGCAATAAGAGACTATCTAAAGAAGAACAACTTCAGGTAAGAGTTGCAAACCCTGGAAAGTCATTGTCTTGGTATAAAACATATGAGCGTGATTTTAGAAAGAAAAGAACAACCAAGTTATTAGACATTGTTTATGATAAAAAAATAGAAGATTATGATGTTGCAGATGCTGCAGGCATTGGGCACTGGGCTATTCATAACTGGGATAAGGCTGTTGGGGTTGACAAATAACACTATGGCTGGTAAACTATATACATCAGAAGTATGGCTAAAGAAAAGGTTTCTTATTGATAAGAAATCTCCAGAGGATATTGCAAAAGAATGTGGTGCAAGCGTAGAAACTATCTATGTATACCTTGCAAAATTTGGACTAAGGAAGTCAAGAAGATGAGTAAATTGCAGAAGATTATTATAGGTATAGGAATTGCTGGTGCTGTTGGATTTACATATGTAATCACAGCGCTTCGTGGTATGCCAGAAGCATTTGACTGGGAAGATGACGAAGAAGAAAACTATGAGTGATAATTTAAATATTACAGTAGATCAGGTAAATCACCCTTCACACTACACAACAGACCCATCTGGAGTAGAGTGTTTAGAGATTACTCGTCACCGTAACTTTAATGTTGGCAATGCCTTTAAGTATCTCTGGAGAGCAGGACTTAAAGATGAATCTAAAACTATTCAAGATCTTGAGAAAGCAATCTTTTATATTAAAGATGAGATTAACCGACTAGAAGGAAAGTATAATGTCAACTGAATTAGACCTAATTAATCATCTTGACGAAATGAATAATGTAGTTACTGAATACTTAAAAGGTAGCGACCCAACTAAAATTGCTAAAGATTTATCAATTGCAAGAGTAAGAGTAGTTGCACACCTTGATGAGTGGAAAGAATCAGCGTCAAACAATTCTGCTATTCGTGCTCGTGCAAAGGATGCACTGGCTGGTGCAGATGCACACTATAGCAAACTAATCTCTAAGTCATACGAAGTTATTGATGAGGCTTCAATGACTAATAATCTTAGTGCAAAAACTGCAGCAATTAAACTTGTAATGGATATTGAGTCTAAGCGTATTGATATGCTACAAAAAGCAGGGTTGCTTGAAAATAAAGAGTTAGCAGAAGAAATTGTAGAAATTGAAAAACGACAAGAAATACTTGTTGGAATCTTAAGAGATATTGCTTCATCACATCCACAGGTACGTGACTTAATTATGGAACGACTATCTGCTCTTGCAAAAGAAGGAGAAGTGATTACAGTTGTCCAAAATGTTCAATGATTTTATAGAAGTTTTAAAAGAAAATAACTTTGATGAAACACCTGTAGACGCAAAGACATTTGTTGAATCTCCAGACTTTTTAGGACAACCACCTTTATCTGTAATCCAATATGACATTGTAGAAGCAATGAGCCAGATATATAAAAAAGAAGACCTTCAAGAATTAATGGGTAGTATTGATGGAGAAAAATATTATAACAAGTACACCAAAAATGAAATTATTCTTCAGTTAGGCAAGGGCAGTGGAAAAGACTTTGTTTCTACTGTTGCATGTGCATATGTTGTTTATAAATTGTTATGTCTTAAAGACCCTGCAAAATATTTTGGTAAGCCCAGTGGCGATGCAATAGATATTATTAACGTTGCAGTAAACGCTCAACAGGCCAAGAACGTTTTCTTTAAAGGATTTAAAACCAAGATTGAAAAATCTCCATGGTTTGCTGGAAAATATAATCCAAAGGCCGACTCAATTGAATTTGACAAAGCAATAACTGTTTACTCTGGTCACTCAGAGCGTGAATCACATGAAGGTTTGAACTTGCTTATGGCAGTTCTTGATGAAATCTCTGGCTTTGCATCTGAGGTTGGAACAGGAAATGATCAAGGCAAGACTGCTGAAAATATCTACAAAGCATTTAGTGGTACTGTAGACTCTCGTTTCCCAGACCTTGGCAAAGTTGTACTACTTTCATTCCCACGTTATCAGGGTGACTTTATTTCAAAGCGGTATGACGATGTAATCATGGACAAAGAAGTAATAGAACGTAGACACACCTATATTATTAATCCTGATTTACCAGAAGATAACCCAGATAATCAACTTGAAATTGTATGGGAAGAAGATCAAATTATTTCATACAAAATACCAAAAGTTTATGCACTTAAAAGACCTACATGGGAAGTAAATCCTACTAGAAGTATTGAAGATTTTAAGATGTCTTTCTTTAAAGATATGGGAGATGCAATGATGCGTTTTCTTTGTACCCCCACATATTCATCTGATGCATTCTTTAAACAAAAAGATAAGTTAGAAAGATGTATGACCTTAAGAAATCCTGTGGATAATCATAGAAGATTTGATCCTGGCTTTACACCAGATCCAGATAAGGTTTATTATGTTCATGCTGACCTTGCACAAAAACACGATAAGTGTGCAGTTGCAATTGCCCATGTTGATAAGTGGGTTAATATTCAGGTAATTAAAGATTATGAGCAGGTAGCACCAATTGTAATTGTTGATGCCGTTGCTTGGTGGGAACCAAAGGTAGAAGGACCAGTAAACCTATCTGAGGTAAAACTATGGATACAAAACCTTCGTAGAGAAGGATTTAATATTGGAATGGTATCGTTTGATAGATGGCAGTCTTTTGATATTCAAAATGAATTAAAGGCTGTTGGTATAAGAACTGATACTGTTTCTGTTGCTAAAAAACATTATGAAGATTTAGCAATGATGATATATGAAGAAAGAGTTGCAATGCCAATGATTCCTTTATTGCTTGATGAGATGAGTGAACTTAAAATTATGAGAAATAATAAAGTTGACCATCCACGCAAAAAATCTAAGGACTTGGCAGATGCCGTTTGTGGGGCGGTATTTGGAGCAATATCTCACACCAGCAAGGACTCTAATCTAGAAATTGAGATCCATACCTGGTCTACTGCATCCCGACTTGCACAAAAGCAAAGGGAT